GTCTTATGTGTTCATTTGTAAAATGATTGTATTGTTCAAGCGGTAAAGATCCGACTGTTGAACAAATTATATTTCTAGCGCGTGCTCCAGATGGAATAGCCATATACTGTTCACGAGATGCGGTTGTTGTTCCAAATAAAATTCCGCCAACTAATTGTTGTGCGTTGTAAGGTGCAAGTGCAGCAGCTACATCTACTTGGTTAATTGTCTGCTTTGTGATAAATCGGTCGAATAATCCCATTAGCACATAATATACCATATATCCTAATTATCCGACTTGTATATCTATTTCCGTTTCTGGTTGTGTCGCAAAATAAGTTACTAAAGCGGTTGCCACAGATGCGCAAACTGCCACCCGACTTGCTCGCCTTCCAATAATCCAACTGCCATCACCATAAGGCAATTTTGCAGCTGATAACACTTGCTGGGTCAATTCCTCTTGCCCAGAATGTTGCAACCTGTGTGAGTTAATTGCTCCAAGCCATCTATCGCAACTTTCCGCGTATAAAGCCCCATCCATGTCGGTTGTTTGTATTCCGGCAGGAACTAGCCTTGATGCAACTGCCTGACTTGTCCTTTTGCTATAAGCCACAGTTTGAGTGTTGTATTTTCTGACATAAGGCGCAATGTCATTGGCAACTGCCAAATCATTTAAGCTGTAATCATTTGACCAAGTATGAAGCAATTGCACATAAAATCTTTCCCCCGATAATCGCTGGGCAGCTACTAACGCCCCAAATTTTCTATCAGGTGATAAGTCCAAACCAAGCCAAGTAGGTTGTTCAGGATCTAGCGGTATTGGATCTATTTGGCACAAAGCCCATTTGTTGGCATCTATTGCAGCGTTAATTGTATCTACCCATTGACAAAGCACTTCGGTTCTAACTATGTCGGGCGGATCATTTAGAACGGCTTTGAGGTTGTCGGGATGGATGGTTGCGCCAAGCGATGGGTTGGCTTGGGCAAATGCTTCCCAATTTATTTCACCAGACGGAAGGAGTATTGGTGCATCGGGTTCTGCACTCCACTCAAACCAACCTATCGTGTCGGAAGGGTTCGCGGCAGCTGCAAGTCCGCGTTCCCGAAGTTTATTCAAAATAACAGAATGCTGATCACCAGCATTTGAGTAAGTCCACACCTGTGGGTTTTTGGAACTCATCATTGTGTATCGCATTGATGACCAAGCATCCTCATCTTTGTATTCTCTTAATTCATCAAGATGAATTGTGGCTGGCGCTGAAATTCCGCGAGATGCATTGTTAGCAGCTTTAACTACGAACCTGCGACCACCCTTTAATTCCATTTCCTCCGCGCCATGTTGCCATCTAATCTTTTTTATTTCACTTGCCAGCTTGTCATTGCCTTCAATAATCGTAACCATCTGTCTAAATGTTTCTAGTGATGTTGTTAATCGATGCGCTGATGTTAATTGCAAGTTTTCGTTCCAGACATACATGCCGGTCAAGATACGCAACATCATAAATGTAGATTTTCCGTTTTGGCGTGCGAGGCATAAATTATTAAGCTGCGAGTGCCATCGCCCATCTTCTTTAACTTTATGACCATGAATAGCAACAAACTTTTGCCATTCCATCAAAGGTAAGCCAATCTCAGCTGCAAAATCAATCATTTCCTGCCCTTTAGACGGCAAATCGTTCAAAGGTGAGTGAATTCGGGGAGTTGCCACACCTCCTATTGTCGATCCATCTTGATTAGTCATGATTGCTCCCGATTCAAGTTCATTTATGGCGATGCTGTCAGTTCGTGGCTGATCGAGGCGTTTTGTGGGTTAGAAATAGAACGGGGGGTCGGTGGTGTTCTCTTGCTCTCAAAAAACCGCCCACCCTTCGCATAATTACATCTTTTGCAACTTGCAACTAAATTATCATCACTATCTAAACCACCAAGCCTTCTAGGTATTACATGATCGACTGTATCTGCTTCTTGGTTACAGTATTGGCATATAAACAGATCGCGCCTGAGTATTCGACTGCGTATGCTTCGCCATTGTCTGGTCGAACCACTTGCTCTTAATGCAGACTTACTCATCAGTAATATCCTTTACGATTATGGAAGGCTAATGCTTGACATGGCGTTTGATGTCTGTGCTCAATATAGCGTAAGCCTCGATCTATTTGTCTGAATGGATTTGTTTCTTTCATCTTTAGAATTTGTGGTATTCCAAATGCTGATGATTTTGCATTCTTAGCTGTTGGCGACCATCTGCTTTCTTTGTGCCACAGCTCTTCAATACAATAATACTCATCAACATCATTTAATTCAATGAATGCATATTGTTTATAATGCTGTGTTTTGTATTGACTATAAGCAACGGAATAATCTTTTAAAAAGCAACTGCTAAATGCAATTAGCAATAGGATCGCCCAAACTCTGCGCCTTCCGAGCCTAGCCTTTGGCGGCTCAGCTTTTCGATTTAAGATCGAACGCTTTCTGTCCATGTTACACTATCCCTCCAAATCAATTAACATAACCGCAGGTCAGACGGCAAGTCGTAATTCGTAAATCATCGGTCTCTAACCAAGTCTCTGCATAACCAGCATCCATTATTTACCACCCCATCCAGTTCCTTTAAATACAAGTGCCGGTGCTGAATACACTCGGTTCATAGTAATTAGGCATTTTGGACATTGCATAACAGGAACATCATCGTCAAATGAATTGTGTGTTGATGCAAATGTGCCGCACTCCCCACAGCTGTATTCATAAGTCGGCATTATTTACTCATCACTAGCGCACAAGTATGACAAGGCAAATTTTTGAACTGCCAAGATCCACATTGATCGCACCGGCTAATTGTGCTGTCTGGAATAGACAACGCCTCAGCTATATTCTTGATGCCCACACAGCCACAATCCATGCATTGATAAGCCTTAAAACCTTCCGGCGTATCTAACTGCTCAAGCCATAAAAACTCAGTCTTGCGACTGCAACCATTACACTTAAATAATGTCATTTTGTGGTATCTTTCCTATTGCCTGCAATGGCAAATAGCACATACCAAATACTGACCATCATGTAATAATCTGTCATCATTACAGCTTACGCATCGATCCATCGTTGGTTCAATCGTTACCTTGTCGTTTTCTAGGCGGGCAAGGTAATGACTGCCATCTAATATTTCTACATAACCCATTCATTCCTCCTCTCTAAAGAACCAACTGCCATTTGCAGCTGTAACTGCCCATTTAGCATTGCATTGCTCACCTTTTGGTGCGCTGCAAACATAGCCAAAATACGGCTTGCCAGTTTTAGCAGTTCCTTCTTTTAATATCATCAAGCCATGTATGCATTCTTGTTGTTTAGGTTTGGTCGATAATGCTTCGGCAACATCACCGACAGACCAAGTTGTCGGTTCGCTTGTTGGCTTACCATCATCAGCAAACGACTTTCGGAGTGCCATTTCAATAACCTGCGAATTGCCACTTCTGCCATAAATGTTCTTAATCGGTTCATCATTCACCTTTTTCATGTCATCTTTTGTAGCTGTTTTGTCTGATCCTTTGAGAATAATTATTGCCCTCCCAAGAGCAGATGTAGCGGTATCTTCAACATAAAACTTTTTCATGTTTTGGATATAACTCTCTCTTGCCCCAAATGCAATGTTGCTTACTGCCGGTGATGTGTCCTTGCTATCTCGCCACAAAGTTGCTTGCACCAAGATATAACCATTGACTGCATCATGGCTTATCACAGATATATCAGACCTGCCCGATGGAAAGTTAGAAATAAACCATTTGTTAAGAGTAGCCACATCCTCATAATCGGCTAAGTTAAATGCCATCATTTACTCCAAAATCATTCTCGTATTGGTCGTGCAGCTCTTGGTATATGACTGCGTAACCAATGATGTCTTTAACACTATCTTTGTGATTTGGAGTTTCTGAGAGCCTTGACACTTTGACAAGCAGCTGCATGAGGCTGACTTGCATAGGCGATATGTAACTTCCATAGTAAGCAGACCACAGCTCGCTGATCCGTTCGTGATTGCTTCGGCTGCTGCCATAAACAGACCCTCTTGCGGACAATATTGCTGCGCAATCATCAAGGAGTTCAGTTCTGCTTGTCATAATCAAATACTGATTGGGATTTTAACTTGCGAACTTTTTCATAATGCTCGTTAGCTGCTCGCCAACCAGCCGATCTACCAGACCAATAACCCTGATCAAATGCCTTATCTTTGATTGCTAAGTAAATGCCATAACCTATGACTATCCCCAACATGCAATATAGCCATATCCAAAGTGTTGTTGTTTCTATCATGTCGCTCCCTACATATACACAGGCGATCTGTGCATACATAAAGTATGACCTAAAGCAATGACCTTCGGTTATCTACTTTCGGCGTGTTGTATAACGATTAGATAACG